GTCAATCGCGGTAACTCCCTTTCTTTCAGGTGAGGCATGAAGATTCGGGACCGTATCAAATCGCTCCGGCGGGTGAAGGCTTGCGACCTATTGCCAAACCCGAAGAACTGGCGTCGACACCCGGTAGAGCAGCAGGACGCGATGCGGGCGCTGCTGGCGGAAGTCGGGTTCGCCGGGGCAGCTCTGGCACGCGAGACGCCGGACGGGCTGCAACTGATCGACGGGCACCTGCGCGCCGAGCTATCACCGGACGCGAAGATCCCGGTCCTGATCCTGGACGTCACCGAGAAAGAGGCGGCTAAGCTCTTGGCTACCTTCGACCCGATCGGTAAACTTGCAGAGGGGGACGCCCAAGCGCTGGGAAAGCTTCTGGCCGAGATCGACACGGAAAGCGAAGCGCTGGAGGCCATGCTCAAGGAGCTGGCGGCCGAGGAAGGCGCGAAGCCCTTTACTCCGAACCTGGCTCCGGAAACTTCTCAGCAGCCGGTCAGCCCTGAGGATGTCGAACGCAAGCAAGCCGAGCTTGACGCGAAATTCACTCAGGGCGAGGATCTGATTCCGGCGATCTGCCCTCAGTGTGCTTGTGAGTTTTACGTCAAGCCTCAACCACGGAGCACGGGAACCGATGCAACCTCCACAACAAGACCTGCAACGAGTGACGTCACTCCTGGAGGCGAGTGAATGGCGATTCGCGAAGACCATGCCCGAGAATCCCCATTGGTACACGTTACGGAAGACGTGGACCGACGACGCGGCGTTCATCGAGGTGGTCGAGTTCATTCGCCAGTACGGCTACCGCGAGAAGTTCAAGGGCAATCGCTACACCGTCATGGACATCGGGGGCTATCACTACTGGACGATGGGCTGGCCGATCAAGAGTACCATCCTGATCAACCGGAAGCCCGTTGCGGACGTCTCACCATAGCTGCCTGCCGTCGCCCACGATTGCCGGTAACCCTGCCCGACCCGAAAGCCTTGCCGAGGCGCTCGCCTCGCAGATACGGCCGTGTGGGCGAGCCTATAGCCGCTTCTGGAGGTTGAGCAGCATGTCACGTATCTACCTGAAGCAGAACGTCTTTGACGCCGCGCTCGACCGCGTCCGGCGTGTGCTCGATGAGTTCCCCCAGGTGATCGTGAACTTCTCCGGCGGCAAGGACAGTACGGTCCTGCTACACCTGACGTTACGGGTAGCGTCCGAGAAGGGCCGGCTGCCGGTCAAGGTCTTCTGGATCGACCAGGAGGCGGAATGGCAGAATGTGGTCAATTACATTCGCGGCGTGATGGCCCGGCGGGACGTCGAGCCCCTATGGTTTCAGGGGGCGTTCCGGCTGTTCAACGCGACCACGACCGGGGAAGACCCCTGGCTGCATTGCTGGCAGGAGGGGGCGGAGTGGATTCGCCCCAAGGAACCGAACAGCATTCACGAAAACATCACCGGGACGGACCGGTTTAAGGAGCTGTTCGGCGCGTTCAGCCGGACGTACTTTGGTGACCGGCCGTGCGCCCACCTGGCCGGCGTGCGCTGCGAAGAGAGTCCGGCACGAGGGCTTGCGCTGACGGCCTACGCGACCTATAAGGACATTACCTGGGGGAATGCCTTCGGGAAGCGGATCGGGCACTACACGTTCTACCCGCTTTACGACTGGTCCTACACGGATATCTGGAAGGCGATCCATGACCACGGATGGGCCTACTGCCCGCTCTACGATTACATGTACCAGTACGGCATCCCAGCCCGGAACATGCGGGTATCGAACGTCCACCACGAGACGGCGATTGACTCGCTCCGCTTCCTCCAAGAGATCGAGCCGGACACCTGGGACAAGATTACCGAGCGGGTTCAAGGCGTCAACGCCGTCAGTCAGATTCGCGAGGCGTACCGCGTGCCGAGAGAGCTGCCCTGGATGTTTTCTTCATGGAAAGAGTATCGGGACTACCTGCTTGAGAACCTAATTGAAGTGCCCGAGATCAAGGAGCGGTTTCGCCGGCAGTTCGCCGGCTGGGAAAAGACCTACGAGAGCGATGATCCCAAGGTGACCGAAGACCTGATTCGGCACTGCATTTCCGTATTGATGGTCAACGACTACGAGGGCACCAAACACCAGACGTATCAGGCAGCGAAAGCGTCGATGAACAGGAAGGGCAAGGGAAAGAACAGGGACCGCTATTCCGGAGTACCTCGACCATGAACGCGAAACTTGCCAAGCACATCCGCTCGGCGGTCGAGGCGTCCGGTGACCGGGCGGCGGCCGTCCAGGAGTTGCGCGAGCTGCTCCATTCATTGTCGCCCCAGGCGTCCCAACCGGTTGACCTGGTGCGGTGGGTGCCGCTCGAAATGGTCACACCGAATGACTACAACCCGAACAGCGTGGCGAAGATCGAGATGCGGCTGCTGTACACGTCGATTCACCATGACGGCTACACGCAGCCTTGCGTCACGATCTGGGACGCGGAGCGGCACTTGTATGTCATCGTCGATGGCTTCCACCGCTATTACGTGATGAAGGTCAACCGGGATATCTACGACGCCTGCGGGGGGATGCTGCCCATTGTAGTGATCGACAAGGATATCAACGACCGGATGGCCTCGACGATCCGGCACAACCGCGCGCGGGGCAAGCATTCCGTGCAGGGCATGTCTAGCATGGTCTTCGCGATGCTGGAGCACGGATGGGAAGACGCGGAGATATGCAACGAGCTAGGGATGGGGCCGGAGGAACTGTTGCGGCTGAAGCATATAACGGGCTTCTCCAAGCTGTTCAAGGATACCGAGTACCGGAAAGCCTGGATGACCGAACGGCAGATTCGGATCGCCAAGGCTTATCGTGACGAACACGGTGCAACAGTTCAGTAGTATGGATGACCAACGTAGACGATGTACGGAAGAAAGCTGACAGGGTGGCAAAACTACTGCGCCAAGCGGCGGCCCTTACAGGCACGCCGGCCGATAAGGCGGCAGCCCACTCAGCACAGGTGGCTGCACGGTCGCGGGAGCAATATGCTCTGGCGGCCGAGATCGGGGCGATTCCCCCGCCGAAGAGCCGGCGGCGGCGTAACGCGGCTGGCCGGAGCCTGCTGAAGTTTCTCACGACCTACTTCCCACACTCGACGGGACTCAAGCCTTTCAGTGACGATCATAAGCGGATGATCGACGACTTGGAGCGGATCATCCGGCACGGAGGCAGGCAGGTGAACGCGGTGTATCGAGGCTTTGCTAAAACGACCATCAGCGAGAACGCGGCCATTTGGGCGGCTCTCTTCGGTATGCGCGAGTTTACCTTAGTCGTCGGCATCAACGCCACGGCTTCAGCGAGCAACATCGACTCGATCAAGGCGGAGTTGGCAGAGAACGACCTGCTGGCCGAGGACTTCCCCGAGGTCTGCCTGCCGATCCGGGCCCTGGCGAACAAGCCGCAACGGGCACCGCACCAGACGTGCCAAGGCCACCATACCCATATCGTCTGGCGGGCCGATATGCTTGTCTTGCCGACGATCGAGAAGTCGATCGCGAGCGGCGCCATCATCATGAGCAAGCCGTACCCAAAGGCCCGTGGCGTGAAGTACAAGCGGCGGGACGGCCGGCAAGTCCGGCCCGACCTGGTGATCGTCGACGATCCCCAGGACGACGAGAGCGCGGCGACCCAGCTTCAGGTGAACAAGAACCTGACCATTCTCCGCAAGGGGCTTCTGCAGACCGGAGCCCATCAGAAGAACTTGGCCGTCATCATCAACGCGACGATCATCTGCCACAACGACATGATCGAAACGCTGCTCGCCGATCCGGCATGGCAGGGGCAGCGGATGCCGATGGTTCGCCAGTGGTCCGACGTCCACGAAACGCTTTGGCTGAAGGACTACGCGGAGATTCGGCGGACCTTCGACCGGTCGATACCCGGTGACCAGCAGCGGGCACACCGCGAGGCGACGGCGTTCTACCGCAAGCACCGGCGGGCGATGGACGCGGGCTGCAAGGTATCGTGGAAGCACTGTTACAAGCCGGGCGTGGAGTTGTCGGCGGTTCAGCACGCCTACAATATCCTGATTGATGACGGCGAGGAAGTCTTCGCCTCGGAATACCAGCAGGAGCCGTTCGAACCCGGGGACCACGGGCCGTTGCGGCTGACGGCCGAACACGTTGCCTCGAAGGTGACCGGCCTTGCCCGGGCGGCGGTCCCGAAGCTGTGTCAGTGGGTCGCAGCCTATATCGACGTCCACGAACGGCTACTGTACCACTGCGTGTCCGCCTGGGAGCCGGAGTTCGGCGGCGGCCCAATCGACTACGGGACGTACCCCCGGCAGCCCACGGCCTACTTCGCGCAAAGCTCGGCGCCCGTGTCAATGCAAGACGTCCATCCCGGGCTGACCGAAGACGCCTGGTTGCTGGCGGGGCTGCGCGTGCTGACCGACGATCTTCTCGGCCGGTCGTTCAAGCGCGAGGACGGCGCGACGTTGCGGATCGGCAGGTTATTGATCGACGCGAAATGGGGCCAGAAGACGGAGCTGGTCAAGCAGTTCTGCCGGCGGCATCCGCAAGGCGGCTCGATCGTCCTGCCGGCAATGGGCATCGGCCTGGGGCCGACGCGGCGGTCGTTCTCCGAATATCGCCGCGAACCGGGCGCCGTGATCGGAGTCAACTGGCGGCTGGCGGTCCAGACCGGCGGAGATCGTGTCTTGTCGATTGACACAAACTGGTGGAAGACCTTTGCCGCGACGCGGCTTGCGATGCCCGCCGGTACGCCGGGCGGCTGGGAGCTGTGGGGCGACAAGCCGAAGCTCCACGCCCTCTTTGCGGACCACATGACGGCCGAAGAACCCAAGACGGTGATCCACAAGGAGACGGGCCGCGAGCGGACTATCTGGGAATGGAAACCCGGGCGGCCCGACAACCACTACTGGGACTGCCTGGTCGGATCGGCCGTGGCCGGGTCGATGCTCGGGGCGTCCGTCCCGGGCGTCGAGGCGCAGCCCCAGCGACGTCGGCCGGCGGATCGGCCGACCCTTGAGCAGCTTGCGAGGCGAGCGTAGTTTGTTTTTCACCACTTCCAATAGGAGCGCTCCAATGAGCACAGAAGCAACTGTTGAGCAGACGGTAAAGTACGTATGCACAAAATGCGGCCACGATGTAACGACAAGGTTGATCACGCTTACGGTTCCCGAAGTGGAGCAGGTGCGATTGTGCGCGGTCTGCTTCATCCGGTGGCTTAAACAGCAAGAGATTCCGTCCATCGAGAACGGCTTGATCGACGTGAAGGACATGAGGTTCCGATGAGTGACCCAATCAAGAAGATCGAAGAAATGACACGCAAGGCCCTGGTTAGGCGCGAGGCTAAGGAGGAGGTATTCCGGTGCCTACCTGAATACCGCCAGGCCCTTGCCTTGGAGGCTATCGCGCACCTGCTTTCGATCATTGCCGCGAACCTCACGAAGGATGATCCCAACGCCTACCCGGCGATAAGGGGAATTATGGCCCAACTCACGGGGACAGACAGGTGATGATGGTCGAACCGCAGGGCCGCCCGACGATGCAGGACTTGGCCGCCCTGAACCGGCCGGCGACGGGGCTGGAGTGCCCCGAATGCGGTTGTCGGGACTTTCGCGTCCGCAAGACGCGTCAGGGCGATGGCGTGATCCTGCGGCGGCGTGAGTGCCGCAACTGCGGGCGGCGGCTCACGACGTTTGAAACCCCCTAGTCTATTCCCCCGCTTCTTGGGGGTAATTCTTGCGCTTTGCGCAACGAATGTAAAAGGTTGGTAAATCCGTCTCGGATTGGAGTTTAGCCGTTGACTGCCTAAGCCGATAGGGTATAATAGAGGCAGTGAGGGACGAGGACACCAACCAACACAAGGAGCGAGACGATGAGAAAGCATGAAACACTGGATTGCACGTACATCATCGACCACGATCTGTACGGAGAGCGATCCGAGTTCTTCACGCTGGCCGAGGCGCAACAGGCCATCCGTGATCGCGGGCCGGAATTTGCCAGCACTACCCTCGACATTCAGGGCGGCAACGCGATTTACAACGAGCTAGGCGATTGTGTTGGGCGCATCGACTACTGACGACCCGGCCCTGACCCGCCTGGCAACAGGCGGCGATGGGGCGGGCCGATAGAGAGCCCGGAACCTAGCACGAGGAGAGAGACGATGCCGACTTCAGTAACCGTAAAGGTTGACTTCGAGAACAACGCGGAAACCTGGTGGGACGCCATGCGGGCGGACCTGCCACGGCTGCAAGAATCCGATCCCGAGGTAGCCGAGCTTTTGTCTCGGCTGGGTGGGGATGAACACTCGGTTGAGATCGTGGACGCCAACACGATTCAGCGATTCTGTGCAACCGTGGAGGCGTACCCAGGCTGGGAGGACGGGCCGGAATACGCCCGTAACCCGCTGATTCTGGAGGGCGAATAGTGCAGTCAGACGTGCCCATCCACTGCCAAATCTGCGGGCGAGTTATCCCCGCGAACGAACGCTATTACGGCGGACAACTGCAAGCGTCTGCTGAGTGCCAAGATTGCCATCGGAAGGCGAAAGAGCACTCATCTCGCCCAGTCCCTGACAAAGCTGAGCGGGGCGCGGCGCGGCGGGTGCTTTATAAACCCGATCCACTACCAGAAAGCACGGAGTAGCCTGACCATGCCCAGACCACAACGCGACCGCTTCTACACCTGCCGGGATTGCCGGGCAGTCTGGACGGAAAACCGGCTGTGGGTACTAAGAGAGCGAGACTCCGGGCGGGTTGTGTGCCCGACATGCGGAGGCACCTGCGACCCCTCGAAAGCAATCGTTGTGCAGCGTGATAAGGCGAACCGCAAGCGATGACTAGTCCACCCCGCCCACACGGGCACAACCAAGGAGAACAAGATGAAACTTGCCATTTACAACGAGAACTGCATACGTGCAGGGCATGTGGTTAGCGAGACGGAAGTCGAGGAGTACCGACTCCAATTCGACGCGGACTGCGGCGACTGGACCGTTTACGAGGGGACGCGCGAGGAACTGATCGGCCTCGCGAAGCACACGCTCGCTCACGCGCCGACGGGCGCACGAGGCACGCACCAGCGTAAAACTGCGCAATCAATCCTCGAATATCTGGAATAGGAGAACCCAATGCCACGGAAGAAAACCGTCCCCACCCCCACCACTCTCGGCGGCCGCATCCGCCAGGCACGCGGCAAGCAGCCCCGGCGGCTGCTTGCCATTGCAATCGATTGCGACGCCCAGTCCATCTACAGGTGGGAGACTGACGCCCAGGTGCCGAGTGTCGCCACGCTGCGAGCCATTGCCGCGGCGCTGAGCACGCCGGAGCATCCCGTCACGGCCGGCTGGCTGTTGGACGGCGGCCCCACCCAGGCCGAGATGGCCGCATGGGAGGCCGCGCGATCCTCCGACTGACCACCCACTACACCCCGCCCACACGGGCACAACCAAGGAGAACGAGACGATGACACTGAACGAAGCCAGCATACAGCACGGCGCAGCCCGCGCGGCATTTTGCATGGCCGCCGATCGGGTAGACCGCTATATGAACGACCACCCGAACGACAAGCAGGCGGCCGCGAAAGCCATGGCCGAATACGATAAGGCAGCGGCCCAACTCGCGGCCGTCGTGACCGCGATCGAGGCCGCTGGACATCACAAACGCGACTACGCTCCCGAGGTGTGGGAGCGGGAGCAATTCACGGAGGCCGGCGCATAATCGCAAAACGCACCAAGCCCCACCCGACCCCGGCAACTCGCCGGGGTTTTCTTTTGCGCGACTCGATATCTTTCTGGGGGTAAGGGCTACATGTAGCCCCATTCTCGTTTCCTCGCCCCGTCGCCACTAGACGGCGCGGTCTCTCCGCGCCTATCGTGCAATGAACAACCTGATCTAGGGCGACGCGCCGGAGTAGCTATCCGGCCCGAAACCAGCGCAACACAAGGCCGTGTGGGGCCACACCCCCGCACGGCCTTTTCGTTGCGCTCGCCCAATCAGGAGGAAGAAGCACGATGAGCGAAGACCTATCCGACGTCCTGCGACAAACCGCCACCGAGCCGCGTAGCGTTTCGGTCGACGGAACCAACGTGCAGGCTGTATCTGTGCAGGACGTTATCGCGGCCGACAAGCACCTGAAGGCCCAGACGGCGACGAGCAAGAACCACCTCGGCCTGCACTTCCGCAAGCTGGTGCCGAGCGACTAATGCACGTCCCAGGATTTATCCGCCGGTTCTTCTCCGCGCCCAACCGGGCGAGGCCGGATATTGCCGACCTGACGCAACGAGTGTCTCACCGCCTGATGCAGATGCGGTACAGCGCGGCCGGCGACTCCGAGGAAATGGCGACTCACTGGAGTCAGGCGGACGCCCTGGACGCCGACGCGGCGAACAGTCTCGCGGTGCGAAAGCGGGCCAGGGAGCGGTCCCGTCTGGAGCAAACCAACAACGGCTATTCAATCGGCACCGTCCGCACTCACGCCAACTACGTTGTGGGCCGGGGCCCGACGCTCCGGATGGAAACGGCCAGCCCCGCCTTCAATGCGATGGTCGAGGCGCGGTGGCTCGCGTGGTGCAAGGCGGTCGGGTTCTCGCGCAAGCTCCGCGTGGCCTGCAAGGCCAAGACGGGCGACGGCGAGGCGTTCCTGCAGATCGTTTCCAATCCCGGCGTTGCGCACGAGGTCAAGCTCGATCTTGCGGAGTTGGAGTGCGACCAGGTTTCGAGCCCGTTCATTGCCTACGGAGAGGTCGGCCACATCGACGGCGTTCGGTTCGACCAGTTCGGTAACGTCCTGGAATACGAGGTCCTGGAGCAACACCCCGGCGGACTCTGGTCCGGCATGGCAAACCGTTCGCGGATGGTACCAGCCCGGTTCATGTGCCACTGGTTTCTGGCGGACCGGCCACGTCAGCACCGAGGCGTGCCGGAGTGCATCAGTACGCTGGGACTGTTTGGCAAGGGGCGGCGCTATCGCGAGGCCGTGATCGCGGCGGCCGAGACGGCGGCAGACTTCGCGGCGATATTGGAGATGGGCGACGGGAACGACGGCCCGGATGAGGTCCGGCCGTTCTCGTCGCTGCCGATCGAACGGCGGATGTTGGTTGCCTCGCCGGCGGGCGCGAAGCTCGCGCAGATGAAGGCGGAACAGCCGACGACGACCTACGACGGATTCAACCGGTCGATCGTCTCGGAAGAATCGCGGCCGCTATCAATGAGCTACTCGATCGCGGCGTGCGATTCGAGCGGCAACAGCTTCTCCGGCACGCAAAACGACCACCTGATTTACTACCAGTCGATCGACGCCGAGGGCCGATCCGACTGCGAACTGCAAGTGCTCGATAAGGTCTTCGTTGTCTGGTTTAGCCTGGCCACTCACGTCTATGGCTGGGCGGTCCCCGACTCTCCGGCCCCGCGACACGCATGGGACTGGCAACCCATGCCGCAAGTCGACGCGGCGAAGGCGGCTCAAGCGGACAAAGAAGAGCTTGGCATCGGCGTTCCGCCCACGGTCGTGTTCGGCCGACGCGGCTTGGACTTCGAAGACGTCGTTCAGATCGGCGCTACCGACTACGGCATCACGCCGGAAGAATACCGAGCCAAGCTACTCGGCGCTAACTTCGTCAAGGCGGGCGCTCCGGCGCCCGAAAAGGCCGACGAGAGTGAAGGCGAAGAGAAAGCGTCTGGCGGGCTTCCACCTGCCCCCGGTCGCAACGGAAACGGCAAACCTCGCATTGGAGCCCGACAATGAGCAAGCAGTCGCAACGCCGTAAGCTGGCGAAGATCGAGGCCGCGAAGGCGGAAGACGCCCGGGCCATTTCGCTCTGCTGCCCCCTGTCGATTGACGCCGCGGCGGAGGGCGAGGGCAAGAACAAACCTCGCCGCTTCACGATGGAAGCCTACAGCGGCGGCCCGGGCTCGATCAACAACTACGGCCCACCCGCGGTAGTGAACATTCGCGGGATGCGGCTCGCCCGTAAGCAACTGCCCTCGTATTTCGGTCACGACCGCGAGCGGATCGTGGGCCACACCGACAAGCACGACAAGACGGACGGAACGCGGTTCGTTGCGTCCGGTGTCATCAGTGGCGCTACGGAGTTCGCCCGGCAGGTCTTGGAATCGCATGACGCCGGCTTCCCCTGGCAAGCGTCCATCTCCGTCCTGCCCGAGAAGACCGTCGAACTGGCGGAAGGCAAGACCATGCGAGTCAACGGCCAGACCGTCAACGGCCCGGCCGTTATCGCGATGGAGAGCGTGTTGCAGCATATCGCGTTCGTGCCTGAAGGCGCGGACGTTTCCACTTCGGTGAATATCGCGGCCTCGGCCGCTCACTCAAAAACGGAGGTTCATTCCATGGACTTTGCAAAATGGGTTGAGGCCCTCGGATTCGACCTGGAGGCGTTGACCGACGCCCAAAAGGTCGCATTACAAGCGAAGTACGATGCCGAGGTCAAGGCCGCGGCAAAGGCGGGAGACGGCAAGAGGATTGACGCCACCGCCAACGGCAGCAAGCCCAAGCCGACCGGGGCACCTGCCCCGACGTTCGATCTGTCGGCCGTCGTGCTCGCCTGCGAGAAGCACACGGCGGCCATCCAGGCCGAGACAGCCGGATACACCGGCAAGATCGAGGCCGGCAAGCTGGCCGAACTGTCGAACAAGGCCGGCCAGGCGGCAGCCGAACTGAAGGCCAAGGCGCTCAATGAAGAGTGGCCGGCTACGCGGGTCGAGGTCGAGGCCATCAAAGCGGCTTCTGCCTACAAGGTGGAACTGATTCAAGCCGAGCTACCCAAGGCACCGGCGATCCACGCCAGCAGCCGCGACACGTCGCCCCAGGTGATCGAGTGCGCGTTCTGCCGTACCGCCGGATTGGCAAACGCCGAGAAGGTCTACAAGCCGGAAGTGATGGAGGCGGCCGACCGCTTCCGCGGCTTGGGGCTGCAAGAAATGCTTCTGATGTTCGCCGCGCAGAACGGCTACAGCGGCCGCATGGCGCTGAGCGATGGCAACCTCCGCGAGGTCATGCAACTCGCATTCTCCACGCATACGATTACCACGCTGCTAACCTCAGCCGGCGGCAAGTTCCTGCTGGAAGGCTTCAACGCGGCGCCGCAAACGTGGCGGGAAGTGGGCCGGGTGCGAAACGTGACGGACTTCAAGCAGGTTACGGCCTTCCGGTTGACCGCCTCGCTGGAGTACGAGGAATTGCCTCCCAGCGGCGAGATCAGGCACGGGTCGATGGGCCAGGAGAGCTACACGCTCCAAGCGAAGACCTACGCCAAGATGCTGAGCCTCACGCGGCCCGACATTATCAACGACGATCTGGGCGCGTTTGACGATCTTCGCACCCGGCTTGGCATGGGCGCCGTGCTGGCGATGAACAAGCGATTCTGGACCGTCTGGCTCGCGGCCGTCAACGCCGGGACGTTTTGGACCGGGGCACGTGGCAACTACCAGTCCGGGGCCGGGACTGCCCTGAGCGAGGCGGCGTTGAACGCAGCGGTTCAACTGTTCCGCGATGCGAAGGGCCCGGACGGCAACCAACTCGGCCTTGAGCCGGACCGCCTGCTGGTGCCGTCCACGTTGGAGGCGACGGGCCGGAAGATCTACGTGTCGCAGGAAATGCGGGACACGACGGCCAGCAAGGTCATCTATACGGCCAACACGTACCAGAATCGGTTCCGGCCGGTTGTGGTGCCGCAACTATCCAGCGATGCCTACACGGGCTACTCGCTTACGCACTGGTGGCTCGCCTGTGATCCGGCCGTGCTCGCGAGTGCGGCGATGTGCTTCTTGAACGGCGTGCAGACGCCGACGATCGAATCGAGCGACGTCGACTTCGACCAGCTCGGCATTCAGCTCCGGGGCTATCACGACTTCGGCGTTTCGATGACCGAATATCGCGCCTCCGTCCTGTCGGCCGGCGTGTAACCAACAACCCAATTCCACGGGCGGGTGCCCGTTTACCAAGCGAGAACATCCTGCACAGGAGAACGAATCATGGCACAAGTGCCTGCACTGTTCGCCCACCGGGGCGACTCGATCGACTACATCGCCAGCGGTGACAAGGCGATGGGCGACGTGGTTGAGATCGGCTCGAAAATCGGCGTCGTTACGGCGCCGATCGACTACAGCGAAAACCCGCTCGGGGCCGCGGCCGTCGAAGGCGTGTTCGACTTCCCGCAGAAGGCCGAAACCATCGCGGCCGGTACGCTCGTCTATTGGGATGACGTGGGCGATCCGGTGGACGGCGATGCCGGAACCGGGGCCGCAACGGCGTCGGCCGGCGGCAATACGCTGATCGGCCCTGCCGTAAGCGCGCAGCCCAACGGCACCAACACGACTGCCGCGACCGACATGCGCGTTCGTGTCAAGCTCGGCTCGATGGGCTTGAACGTCGCGACCCTTGCGGGCTCCATGACGGCCGACGATATTGTCGGTTCCGACGGTGCCCTGACCATTACCGGCGAGGCCGAAACCGGAGCCGACGACACGGGCGGCACGGTCGCGATTGTCGGCGGGGCCGGGGCCAGCAGCAAAGCCGGTGGTGCCGTGAGTGCAACCGGTGGAGCCGGTGGAGCCAACGCCAATGGCGGCGCCGCGTCGCTTGTCGGCGGTGTCGGCACGGGCACCGGCAGCGGCGGGGCGGTAGCAGTCACCGGCGGCAACGCCGGAGCGACCACGGCCGGCACGGGCGGCGCAGTGGCGATTGCCGGCGGGACTGCCGGAGCGGGTGCCAACTACACCGGCGGTGCCGTGAGTGCAACCGGTGGGGCTGGCAAGGGCTCCGGGGCTGGCGGGGCGGCAAGCCTCGTGGCCGGGGCTGGTGGAACTACCGGGGCCGGCGGCGCGATTGCCATTACGGCCGGTGCCGGCGGATCGACTTCCGGCGCAAACGGCACCGTCACAATCGCCGGCGGAGTTTCGGCCAGTACCGGCAACGTCGCGGGCGGGGCCGTGGCCCTGGCCGGCGGGGCCGGCAAGGGATCGTCTGCCGGTGGAGCGGCGAGCGTCGCGGGCGGGGCCGGTGGCGCAACGGGCGCCGGTGGAGCCGTGGCCATCACCGGCGGAGCCGCAACGGCTGGCGATGCCAGCGGCGGCGCGGTCAACATCACCGGCGGGGCACTGAACGGCAGTGGCGCAAACGGAGCCGTCAACATCGGGGCCGACAAGGCCACGGTGGTTACGATCGGCTACGCCAGCGGCAAGCTGTACCTGGTCGGACTGCCCACCAGCGATCCGACCAGCCTCAACCAGGTCTGGGCAAACAGCAATGTGCTGACGCTCTCGGCCGGCGAGTAAGTCACGCAATTTGCCACTAGGCATAGAGGTTTGAACGATGGACCCGGTAACTGGCTGCGGTCAACTTTGGCTCGAAAACCAACGGCTACTCGCCGAGTACGGCCGTCTGCTGGACCTGTTTCAGCGGGTGCTCGACGGCGACCAGCCTGCCGAGACGATCAAGCTGGACCACGAAAAGAAGTCGTGGGCCATCGTGCTCGGTTGCAGCCCCAAACCACCCGAGGCAACCGGTGGCTGACATGCTTCAACGTGGTACCGACTGGCTGGCCGGGAAGCTCAACGCGCACGCCTCGCACATGGTTACCTATGTGCGAGGCGATGAGCGCTTGACGCTCTCGGCGACCTTCGGCCAGACGGCGATGGAAGCGGCGGAAGACGTCGGCCCTCGCGTCGACTACACGGAGCGGGACTTCTTGCTCCGCGCGGCCGACCTGGTGCTGGGCGGCCTTCACGCCTTGCCACGGGCCGGCGACCGGATCGAGGAACTGGTGGACGGCAAGGTCTACGTCTTCGAGGTCATGGCGCCGGAGGGCCGAGAGTTGCCGTTCCGGTGGAGCGATGCCACCTGGCGCATGATGCGAGCACACGCGAAGCTGGTGAGGATCGACGAGTGAACCGCCATAGCCAAATCGCCGATGCCGTCGTGACCGCGATCAACGCGGCCGAGTTGGGCGTTACGGCCGTCCGGAAGGTGTTACCGGGCGTGAAGCGTGAAGACTTGGCCGCGATCCAGGCGCAGGTGATCCCCTCGACGTTCTCGGAAGAGCAGGCGGACCGGGCCCGCAAGCGGTGCAACTACGGCGTCGACGTCGGCGTGCAGCAGGAGGTCGACCCGGACGACAACACGGCCTTCGACGTCCTGCATGATTTGCTGATGACGTCGATCCGCGGGCTGCTCAACCAGCCGCGGCTATCGACCCTGACGGTCGCGACCTGGCTGCGTACCGAGACGGTAGGCGGTGCCGAAGCGGGCTTTGCACCGGAGCATCTGGAGAGCCAGCGGATTTATACGGGCGTACTGCGTTTCACGTTTCAGGTGATCGAATGAAACGGCTCAAAGTGGTTTTGCCGGCCGGGGAGAAGGGCGCGAAGACGCTCTACGGAGTGAGTGCAAGACTATTCGACGCCGACACGGGCGACGAGTTAGAGTGCGCTGGTGATATCGTCTTACGGTTCCCGATGGACGGTGTAGCGATCGCCAACGTGGACATGCAGATTGCGGAGATCGAAGTGAAATGATCGGCATGAAGATCGACCAAGCGAAGGCGATGTTCTTCGACCGAAAGAAGGTCCAGCGGTCGGCCGATCGCGCTACGGTCCGCGTACTGTCTCGATTCGGGGCCTACGTCCGTCAAACCGCGCGGCGTAGCATTCGGCCTGCGCCCAAGAAGAAGCTCAAAGACATGACGCATGAGGAGCGCGCCCAGTATAAGCGCGCATACGCTATCGACAAGCGCAAGGGCAAGCCGTTGCCGAAAAGGCCAATGGTAGAGCGGGGCTCGCCTGCCGGACAACCTCCGTATAGCAGAACGGGCCTTTTGCGAGAGTTCATTTTCTTCGTCTACGACCGGATGAGGCGGAGCGTCATCATCGGCCCCGCGCGCTTTGCCCGCAAGACCGGCAACGCGCCCGAGGCGCTGGAGTACGGCGGGCGGTCGAAGGCGACCACTCGGGGCAAGACTTACAGCATATTCATCGAATCGCGACCGTTCATGCACCCGGCATTCGAGCAGGAGAAGCCCAAGCTGCCGGGCATGTGGCAGGACTCGATCAAACCATAAGGAGGCTTTTGTCATGGCAGCTCTCATTGGACTCGACGCCAAACTGTATCGCGGTACGGCGGGCCCCCCACCC